TTTGTGGCGTCACTGTAAATTCAAGTTCAATGAATTCCAAAGTTGGGGTTGGTTTGATGAATATCTTACCTCTCAACGTGTTTCTGTCATTGTCTTCGATGTCCATAGCAACACTTACTCTAAAGTCTGTTAAACCTCTTTCTTTTCTGATGTTATCTAAGATTGGGTTAACCAAAGACAAGAATTGATTTCTAACTGTGGTATCGTTTGGATCGAATAACAATCTTTTTGACACACTCATAATCAATCTTCTTGCTTGTAACAACAATCTTCTGATGTTCAATCTATCAAGAGCACTTGATTTAACTTGTAAGTTTCTGTTACCCCAGATAACAACACCAACGTCTGAATAAGTAGCCAATGGGTTGATTCTTCCTGGATATAATACGTCTCTAGCCTCTTGGTCAAGAACGATACGCGCTCTATTACATTTAACTAAACCTCTATTGTAACCAGCAGTTGCAAACCAAGGGAACGCTACATTATCAGTATAAGCCATATTTCTTACTACTTCAGCAGTAGGTGGAATATACAAGTTTGCGTTATTGTCTGTATCTGTAATTTGGATCCAAGGGTAGTAAACCGCTGTGTAGTTAGAATCAATATCAGTGTTTTCTAATTCATCAACGATATCTTCCGCATAGTACCAACTTTCAGTATCTGAAGGGTTATTATTGTTTAATAATTTAATATCAGGTAATGTTGGTAAGTAAATTGCATCCAATCTCTTTTCTTCAACCACTTCAATAGCCTCTCTAACCAAGTCAGTGTTGTTTAACACGTCAATACCAGGTGTTGCTAATATGTTGATAGCGATTTCTTCAGGATTTTGGAAAGTTCTAATACCATACATTGTAGCATAGTAATCAGAAGTACCGAACAATTCAGCGTATTCAACGTTGGTGAATGTATCAAATTGACCAGCAACGAATCCAGTTCTACCTATTTTATATTCGTCAGTGTTTGTTCTGTTAACTCTGTACTCATCCCAACCATCAAAACCACCTGAGAATAATACTGTGAATTTTCTTGTTCTCATGTTATTATATGGGTGAGTAGCTGTACCGTCAACAACAACAGGATCAGTAAATGAAGCCACACCAGTAGCAAAAACTTGCTCGTTAGTAACTGAATCAACAATTGACTGAGCGTTGATATCCATGTGGAAACCTTTAGTTTTTGTTGTGTAATCGTCACCAGTGTTGTAAGCGTTATCACCTAACACACTAACTTTACCTTTGAACAATAATAAGTCCTTATCAAAACCAAATTGGCTTGAGAAACCTAAATAGTTCTTAGGGATTCTATCACCGCTTGAAACAACTGCGTTACCAAATGGTGGGTTATAAATTGTATCGCCAGGAGCGTAGTATTTAACTTTATAAGGCATTTCAGGCACCAAAGCGGCTGTGTAATCAGTTTCGCCATTAGTTCTGAACTCATAACCCTCAAAACCAGCTGGAACACCGTCAATAGGTGCGTTAGCCGCAACCTCAAGAACAATGTAGCTACTCTTCAATGGGTATTTATTATCTATTGTACCGATTTTTCTACCAACATAGTTATCTAAAGACTCATCCATTGTACAATCGTTAAATCTTTCTAATAAAACAGGTGTTCTATCTGAGTCACTGAAAGCTCTCACATAAATATCAAATGTCTTTTTAGATAAATCAATATTCGCAATAGACGCTTTAATCTCGTAGTTAGCGTTTGTTCCATCAGAAATAGAAATCAATCTGAATAATCTTTGTGGTAAACCACCTCTTAATTCCGAAACAATGAAAGGTGTAACAGGTGATTGATACTGGAATTTATAGTGATCCCAAGAGTTAACTGCGATCGCTTCAGTAAATAAACCTTTAATTTTACCTTGTAACCAACCCATTTTTAATGAATTATCGTAAACTTCCTCAACATAGATTAAAGAATCTTTGTTTGTAGGTGTTGTACCAATAACATTTTTAATGTAGTTTGCGTTACCCTCTTTTAACGAAACCGTATAAGAGAATGTGCTACCTGTTGGGTTAGCCGTTGTACCAGTCAAATCAAATGCTAAATAAGGGTCGTTAACCAAACCAGCTGGAGCAACCATATCTAAAGTATTAACTTTGTATTTTAATACATCAGAAACATAGTTACCTCTACTTCTAATGGTAGCCATTGTTTTATTGTGACCTTCGGTATAAGGATCACAATGTAAAGTCATAGTATATAATCTCAACTTACCTTTTAATGTGCTAGCACCAGCTGAACTAAATGTGTGGCAGAATAAACCAAAACTTGGTCCGCTGTATGTTTGAGTTGCTGTATCGTAAACCAATTCATTATTCAATACGTAAGCATCTCTATCTTCAGCAGGTACAGTTACAGGTAACTCATAAGCGTCAACGAATATCGGTGAGCTTAAGTTAGTTGTAGAAGCATCAGTATCGATAGCTGTCTCTAAATCATTAGTTAATAGGCCCCAATACATCGCGTGTTTCTTATCATAGAAATCAGCACCAACGTAACCACCTATTGTTGTGAAATAGTTATTGAAAACCACATCGAACTCACCAGCATCAACACCAGTTAAACTAGAAACATAATCAATCAAGTCGATATTTCCACCTGGATCAACAACATAGAACTGATTTGTAGATGTGTTAAATCTAAATTCAAATTCTGTTTCAGTGATACCAGTATGTGATAAGGTTGACTCATCGCAAGCACCTAACGTTTTGATTGCCCAGGCCATACCAGCTTCATATCCTGATAAACCTAATAATCTCGTTACGTACAATTGGTTTGATTGTGTTAAATACTGTTTTGCTATGTATGGTAATTCATACTTAACGATTTGTGTATTTTTAAATTTTTCTGGGTTCGTACCACCAAAAGTTGTTCTAAACTCATCAAAATTTCTGATGAATATTGGTTGGAACGCTGGACCTTTTAGGGTTTCACCAACAACACCTAAAGTAGTAACGCCCACTGTTTCGGTTGTGAAGGTTAAATCTTTCTCTGTTGTGTAAACACCTGGAGATGCATAAACTTTGTTTGCCATATTTAGTTAATTTTATTTATTATTTAATTTTACTTATTGATAAATATCTTATTTTTTACCAAAAAACCGCAGGATGGGTTCATTTTAAAAAAAGTTTGATTATTTTTATGTGTTTTCAGTTATTGTGAATGTTCTACTTATTGCTGGTGTTACGATAAAATCCTCTGGGTCTAGAATAAAACCTTGAAGATTAAATGTATAGAGTTGAACGTAGAACCTTTTATTTGTTAAATCAGTTACTTGACTTTCGTCTGAAGTGTCTTCTAATACTATAGGTATATAATGTCCATTAACAACTGTATACGCCTGCCTACTCTGAAAATTCTTAAGTACTAACGTATTAAATTTGTTAAGCTCTTGTTGTCTGTAAGCAAATATTCTAACAGAATACATAATATCCACAGGTATTGGTTGTGGTATTTGGTAAATATCAACCCCTTTTCTATTACCATCCCAAGTAGGTACCTCGGCATATGTATAATGTCTACCTGTCGGTATATTATAAATTAAAGATGGGTTGGTGCCATATTTAGTATCTGGGTTTCTAACAATATTTACGAAAGGTATCTTAACATTTTTATATTCGTCAGAAAATTTCCAAGTCTGCGAGAACTCATTCCAAGTTTGAATACCCATCATAAAAACAGGTACTTCTTCACCGTCAACAGACAATTTTAAATTGTTTTTCACAAATTCCTTAAAACCACGATCAAGATCAATATGTAAAACCCCCTTAGGAAGATATGTATCCTTATCGGTTATCATATCCTTCATATTCTCAGCCGCGCCACTTTGCATAGAATAAGGGTACTCTATGTTAGCACGTTCTCTCGTGATATTAATATTCTTCTTAAATGATCCAGGTAACGCCATAGTTATATTCCATTAAATAGGTTAGGGTCAACGTTTGTACATTTAATCCTTCTGAAATAACCTTTATACCCAAAATGAGTGCTTGGGTTATCACTGTTTATTGTATCATCATCGAACACACTGAAATATTTAAAGTTATTTTCTTTATCAGCGTAACCAACTATATCCCCGTAGCTTATTTCGGTATTTTTCTCATCAAGTTGTTTTTGTAAAACAGTAAATTCTAAATTACCGTAATCTTGATACCTCATGTTACCGTTAGGTGAATATGATTTGTTCTCACCATTCGCTAGGTTTAATATAACTTTTAACTCAACTGGAGCCTTAAATCTAACATCTCTTGTGTTACTTTCCCAGTACACATCATCAACTTGTGTATTAACTCTGTCAATCCTAAATAAAACAACGGTGAAGTTCATATCCTCTTCAATTAGTTCTGTCGCCATATCTAATTCAAGTCGAAAATCCTCTTCATCATAGAATCTATTCAACCTAGTATTCGGTATTCTAGTTTTTCTTTCCATTATTCTTTCTATATAAATACATTCATTTATTAATGAATTGACTTTGTCATAAAAATTTATTATTATTGAATAATAATAAATTCAAGGAATTAAGTAATATAATGCAGTTACCAATAGAGAAACGTGCTTTAGATATATTAAAAGTCTATAAAGGGACTAATGACTATATTTTAGGTATACAAAAAACGTACTTTACCAGTAAGAGTTTCATCCCAACAAAGAAACAAAGCGAATACGTTGTTAGAAACGGTAGCGTTGACCCAATCGTTGTTAACAAACTTTTTGATATAAGTATGACTTGCAGGGCTTTTGTTGCCGAGCAATTAAAATTAGATTTCATACCTGAACAAATTTTCATAAATAAACTTCTTAGCCGAAAAGATGATTTTTTACATATATGGGGATGTTTTGAGGAAGGTTGCGGTCGATACTACTCATTTTACATTCTCAAAGATTGTATAAAACAAAGGAAAGAGGAACCAATTATCGACCCGTCAAAGTATGAGAGGGACCCAAAACCACACCAGATAACGGCGATAAAAAAATTGTTAATGAACGATAAGTTCATCTTAGCGGATGAAATGGGCTTAGGTAAAACCACCTCAGCTATAATTGCCGCTATGGAAGGTAACTTCAAGAAAATATTAGTTGTTTGCCCCGCATCATTAAAGCTAAACTGGAAAATAGAGATATCAAACTATGATTCACCAGATAATATTTCTGTTGTTGACGGTAGTAACTTAACAGTAAAGAAATGGACTATCGTTAATTATGATATTTTAAAGAATTTCCACCACCTACCTAGAAGAGGGGTTAAAGTTAGTGATCTACCTGTTTCACCCATTGATTACCATAAATTTGATCTGGTTATTGCTGATGAAGCCCATTACCTAAAAAACGCGGCATCAAACAGAACGAAAATATTTAACGATTTTGCTAAAAAAATACCCGTTAGATGGTTATTGACTGGTACACCAATCACAAATAAACCAATCGACTTTTATAATTTATTGTATTTGTGCGACTCACCAGTTGCCGCTAACTGGGTTGGTTATGTTAAAAGATATTGCGCTGGTAGACAATTTAACCGTAAAGGTACTAAACAAAAATATTGGGTTTGTTCTGGGTCATCTAATTTAGATGAACTTAGGGAATTTTCGTCAGACGTTATCTTAAGAAGAACTAAAAATGATTCAATTGACTTACCACAAAAAACAATAAAACCAGTTTATCTACCACTTGAGTTCTCAACCAGTTATAATAGTTATATAGCCGAATACGAGGCTTGGATTGATGAGATGGAAGCTGCTGGTGAAAAACCAAGTATAACCGATCACTTAACAAAGTTGATCAAAGTTAGGCAATTGTTATCTTACGATAAGATCCAGCATACGATTGAAATGGCTGAGGAAATTATTGAAAATGGGCAAAAAGTCATCATTTTTAGTTGTTTTTCTAATACAATTAAAGAGTTAATGGCTCATTTTGGGAAAAAAGCTGTTAT